CGCGGCTGATACTGCCAAAGCCGCAAACCTGTTGCTGCAAATCAGCGGCTCTACTTTACGAGTGATTAACCGGATTCAAACTGGTGTGGCAGCGGCAACGGTGAGAACGCCAGAATTGCTACAGTTGCAATTAGCGCCTGCCTTCCCAATCAAAAAGGTTTTCAGCGAGTATGAATTCAACACACCTTATCCAGACTCAGTAACGCTCGCTCAAGAAACAAAATACGTTGAAGTTTCGAACTTAGGCTATGGTGAAGAACAAGGCTATGACGCACTCAGCACGATTGAAGAGAAAGTCATTGAATATTTAAGAGCCATTTTGCAAAGCGAATCCGCGCCAATCTGCACGGCTCGAATTTTTGGGATTAAAGACAATTACCTTTTAGGTTATCGCATTATCTGCATTGACGAAAAACAATCAATCAAAGCCACCATCACCATTACTTCAATTGTTTATAGTTTTGATTCTGAGGAAACCACGATCAGCGGACCAACAGAAATCGACTTTGTCAGGTTTGAATGAAGATTATTTACACCAACCTAATCACTAGCGTAACCAGTTCAGCGACTCAATTGTCGAGCGATTATGCAATCACCAAAGTTGAGAACAATTATCCAAAGCAGCCTTACATTTCAGACGCAGCAACGGCAACAATCACGGTGACTTGTCCAGGTGCGGAAGCCATTTTCTTTAGTTATCTTGCAGAAGCCGTGACGGTGACGTTCAAAGATTCTGGCGCGAGCACTCTTTCGACTGAGACTTATTCAAACACCTACACACTTAGCGAGCAATACCTGCTCAATGAGAAAACCCATTGGAATGATTCGGTTTTTGTCGCTTGTCCAGCAACCACCAACACCGTTGAGATTGCTTTAACCAACTCGACAGACGTCAAAGGAAGCCTGGACGCATGGGTAACAGCAAGCAATGGTAATCTAGGCAGATTACAAGCGAGTGCTGCAAACATTTATTTTGAAGACTACCCACAAATTCGGCTTGGAACCTTTGTCAGCGATGGGGTTTTTACCGAGCAGATCAACCGGATTACAGGCGCTGGGACCGAAAGCGAGGATTTGCAGTTAACCGGAAATGGTGGCTCAAACTTTACGGTTTCTTCAATGAAGTTGCCGCTCGTCGTCAACACGATTCGAGCCGGAAAAGTTCTGGAAACCTACAATCCAAACGTCGGTATGTCGATCAGCCGAGACAGTTTTGGAATCAGACAAGAGCGAGACAGTGGGTTGGTTTACCGATTGGGGGAGATTCGCAGAAGGTTCAGCGGTTCAGTGCAAGTCTTAGAATCCGAAAGAGACACTGCAACCAAGGTTTTTGCTGGACTGAGAATGCAACCAGTGGCGGCTGAGATTCTAGGCTATCAAACGAACACCGCAGTATTCGGAAGTTTTTTTGAGCCTGCCTCAATTGCCTACAGCTATCCAGGTTCTCAACTCTATGACTACAACTTTGAATTTGTTGAGCTTATCTAAATGAGTTTATTAAAAACAAACGAAATCCAAAACTATAATGGTTCGAGCCTAACGCTAACCGCCAGCACCGTTTCGACTAGCGCACAGTTAAACACGGGTGGCAATATTTCGGTTACTGGTTCTTTAAATGTTTCTGATGATTCGACTACTAGAACCAATTTAGGATTGGGAACGATTTCCACACAAGATTCAGATTCAATCACAGTTACTGGTGGGAGCGTGACCGGAACCGAAATTGATTTAAAGAGTTCTGGTACTACGATTTATAAGAGTAATGGAACTACTGCTGTTTTGAGTGAAAGTGGTGGGGTTGTGACGTTAAATAATGTCACTCTTGGCTCAAGCGTCAGTGGGGTCGGTCAATTAGTTGGTGTGAGCTATGTGAATAGTATGTCGGGCGATGGGAACTATGTAACGGTTGAGAATAATAAAGATTACATTTTATTTGTGTCGGGGTACGGGGTAGCAGGATCTGACGCTTATGGTTTGACGGAGTATTATGAATTTTCAGTTGATGGATCAGGGACAGTGACAGGCACTGAACAAGTAAGCCTGGTTGGTAGTATTTCATTAAATGCTACGACTAATGCTGTAAGAGTTACTTCTAGCAATGCAGATCAAGGCTATTTTGCTGGGCTTGTTTTTGAGCAAGGCTCAACTTTTGATGCGAGTTAATTTATGAATCACATGATTTTACCAAACGGTGAGTATGCTGTCGGAAAGTTTATACCAGAAGGTTCAGCCATAGTTCCTGTAAAACCTAGTGGCCCATACAGTTGGGATGGTAGTCAATGGGTATTTGATGGATACACTCCAGAAGATGCAATGAATCGGTTACGATTTAATAGAAATAGATTACTTGCTCAATCCGATTGGATGGCAGTATCCGACAGAACAATGACGCAATCACAAATTGACTACCGACAAGCCTTACGAGATATACCAGAGACAGCAGACCCACAACTAGATGAAAACGGAAATCTTACAAACGTAACGTGGCCCACACCACCTAACCACTAAGCAAAGGCCGAGCAATGCCAGCAGAACCTAACACAATGATTCAATTAGTCCAAGATTTAGGTTTTGGCATGGCTTCCTTAACTTTTTCTGGTTGGTTGATTATCTTTCTTCTGAGAGGTTTTGAAAAAGAGCGAAATATCTGGCTAACTAAGGATTCTGAAAGCGATATTCGCGTCAGCGAGCTATTACGCGAAAATTCTCAGCTTCAGCAAGCTACTACTGAAAAACTGGCGAACCTTCAGGCCGCGCAGTCTCAGCAGCTTTTAGCAGTTCACGAAAAGCTGAATACAACGCTCACCAACATGACCGTTGCAATTAGCGAGCTAAGTCAAAAAATGGATAATCTAAAAAAATGAAACCGCTTCTGACAGGTTTGGCTTTGCTGCTATCAACTTCAGCATTTGCTCTTCCTGTCGAGTACAAGACTTTGCACCTTGTTTCATGGGCTTATCAGTGTTCACTTCGTTTGGCTCCTACTTATCAAATGCAAGGAATGACTTCAAACTTAGCCATGCAATCCGCCATTCAGCTTTGCAGTTGCGTCATCGACCACTACCGAGAAAACCATAGATATGTAGACCTTCAGTTAATGCCTTTGCCTCAACGAGAAGCGTTTGGCGAAATGTATAGCCAAGAATGTATTGATTACCCAGAGCGAGAAACTTGATGGAATTTATTGACCATTCAGAACACTTTTCGAGGGACGAGCTGAAGTGCAAATTCACAGGTGAATGCTCTATGTCGAGTTCTTTTCTTACAAAGCTGGAAACTCTACGACAACACTACGGCAAACCAATCAGATTGACGTCAGCCTATCGCTCACTAGATCACCCAGTTGAAAAAGCAAAATGGAAAGACGGGAAACCCAAAAGCACGGGTTATCATAGTCTTGGAAGAGCCGCTGATTTAGCAGTTTGGAATGCAGACGGTGCGCGACTTCTTCAGATTGCTATTCAAATGAATTTATTTGGTGGCTATGGCTTCTCATTCACCGGAAGCAATCGCTTCCTGCATTTAGATGATAGAGAAGATTTAATGATCTGGAGTTATTAAATGGAAGGATTTTTTGAGATTTTCAACCAAGCGGTTGATTCTGGCGGACTCGAACTGATACTTGCAGCAACAGGTATGGGCGCGGCTGTTCCAAGCGTTTTATTGTATAAAAAAATGAGAAAAGCGAAAAAACTGAAGGAGCAACTGCTGGGCTAGTGGCGATTTTCAAATATTGCCACTTCACGGAGGTGTCACAAATCGGCTGGAGGTGGCTCCCCAAGCTGGACTCGAACCAGCGACCCAATGATTAACAGTCACCTTAGTTCTTTCGGCTATAGGCTAGATGAATGCTGGGATTGCTGGATTCTTTCAATTTTTTCTTGCCAGTGTTTCCGCCAGTTCCCAACTTATTTACCAAGTCCACTTGCTGCAAATGGTCACTATTTAAATAAGACATGGTTGTTTGAATCGACTGATGACGCAACAGCTTTTGCACCTGAACCGGATTTGAAGACTCACCAGACAATAGTTCAGTCGCAACCGTAGAACGAAACGAGTGCAGCGGTTTCGCGTTTTCTATTCCTACCTTCTGCAAAGCCTTTCGCATACTCTTGGTCAAATCCCCAAGCGAACTATAAAGCGGCTGACCTTTGCCATCATCCAGCACATAACGCTCACCTTGTATATCCTGCGCCTGAATAAATTCTTTTAAATCTTCAGCGATTGGAATGATTGCGTCTTTCCTGCCTTTTACCTTCCAATCTCGCGTTGAGCGCAGTTCGATTCGGTCAGGGTAAACGTTGTCCCATTTTAACGCCAGCAGCTCACCACCACGCATTCCAGTGAATCGCAAAAACCACCAGGCACGAAGCAGAACCAAGAACCGTCTTCGTTTGGTTTCGTTCCAGCCTTGTTCTAGGTGTTGCCGCAAATCTTCGAGTTGTTGAGTAGAAAA